GGTACGCTGATTTAGCTCAGTTGGCAGAGCGCATCCATGGTAAGGATGAGGTCGCCGGTTCGATCCCGGCAATTAGCATTATATAAGATTAAAAACCCTTGATTTACAAGGGTTTTTGTTATATTCGTCCAAAATCCGCCCAAAATAATTTTTAAAACAATCCTCGGACCTTGTCGTCCGATCTGTCTTTTACTGCGTCTAATTGATGTGCATAAACCTTAAGGGTAGTAGTGAGGTCTTTGTGGCCTAATAAGTGAGAAATGGAAATCAACTCAACCTCTTGGCTGATTAGATAGCTAGCAAAGGTATGCCGCAAGGAATGGATGTGAACATTTCGACCGACTATCTTTTTCAAAATTCTGTTAGCTATGGTGTTAGATACTCCATAGAACAACCTCTGCAGCTCGTTCGTTTCATAAGCAACATTGACGTACTCTTTGATGTAGTCAGCTGTTTTTCTGCTGATAGGGATAGTTCGGATAGAGCTAGGGTTTTTCGTTGGCATAAAAGCTTTGCTTTGGGCTTGATTGAAAGTCTTATCTACGCTTATTTCTAACTTTTCATAGTCTACGCTATCCAGAGTCAAGCCTTGTGCTTCTGCAAAACGCATACCGGTAACAGCAATGAGATAGATGCAGAAGTATGTTTTGATATCCCGTTTGTTTTTGGTCACTTCCAAAACATGCTGATATTCCTCTGCCGTTAATAACTTCGTCTCTGGATCATATCCTTTATTTTCAGACTTTACCAGGGCAAAGTCGCAGAAATTCCTTTTGATAATTCCCTCATGTACCGCCATTTTGACACAAGATTTAACGTGAGCATGGAACTTCTCGACCGTCTCTTGTGAGTGTGTCGATGCAAAATCATTGATAACTTGCTGATACTGTGTAGCGGTTATGCTTGTCAATTTAGCATTGCCAAAATACAGCTTAATCTTCTTAGCAGTATATAGATATTTCTTCCAAGTAACCGATGTAACATTAGGCTTTTTATGGATTTCTGACCAGTTCTCGTAATAGTCTGCTAGTGATTGCTCACGGTCTATGAATAAGCCGTCAGATAACTCATTCTCGACCTCTGCGGCCGCTCTTTGAGCTTCTGCCTTGGTGCGATACCCTCGCTTGCTTTTCTGCTTGTATTTACCGTCAGTGGTCTTGTAGGATATGCGATATTCCCAAGAGCCATCTCTTTTTCTGTAACTTGCCATTATTATTATAAACTCCTAAAAAAGTAGCAGGCCATTAAGCCTGCTTATTTTCTACATTATCACATTCCCGATAATCTCAATCGTATCATCAGGATTTAAAATGATATCCTCATACTGTGGATTGAGGGATATCAAGCGCACTTCGTCATCTCTGCGATAGAGCTTCTTGATATAGGCGCTATCATTAACGATGATGATGATAATGCTGCCATGATGGACCTCTGGTGTCTTTTTGACAAAGACCACATCGCCATCGTGAAACATCGGCTCCATGGAGTTCCCGTTGACTCGCAGAGCTATATCATGGTTTGGAACTGGTACAGGGTACTTGATTATCTCAACTGGCTCGTCAGATACCCAGACACCAGTACCAGCAGAAACCTCTCCATACAAACCGATATCTTCGAACTCTTCACCCAAGCTTTCGTATAAGTCTTGGGCTTTTTGTATCTCTTCCATCTTGACAATGTTCTGGCTGCGTAGCTGCCTATTCATGCTGCGCCGAGCTTCCTCTTGACGTTCTGGAGACAGTTTCCTATAAATGTCCGTGACATTGGTAAATCTTTCGTCAACAGTAGGAAGTTCACGACTACCTTTTTCCTGCTCTGACAATTGGTCTTCGCAGTAGCCAAGGACTTTTTCTTGCCGCTCTTCTTCTAACTTGGAAGCAGCAGTAGTGATTTTACTAAGAATTGTTTCCTCGGTTTCATCCCACCCCATCAAATCAGCAGGAGTAGTAGAAAGTGCATCTGCTATTTCTTTCAAAACATCAGTGGACATTTTTTCAATGTCACCTTTTTCGTATCTATACAAAGTAGATAAAGAAACGTTAATCTTGCTAGCTAATTCATAAGCTTTCATATTAATTTCTTTTCTTCTTATCTTAATTCTAGCACCAACGTTCATATATTTACCCTCTTTCCGATTAGGCTATGATTATATTATACTCCATAGGTCGCAAAAATGCAACAAAAAATATTCGCAAAAATGCGATTTTTCTATTGACAAAAGATATTAAAGGTTTTATAATTAAGTTAGAAATTCGCAGAAATGCGAAAACGAAAGGGGGGTTAATATGATGAACACTTCAAAATTGAAAGGCATTATCGTCGAAAAGGGATATACCCAAGAAGCATTAGCTTCTGATATTGGGATAGATAAAAGCACTTTTTATCGAAAAATAAAAAACGGCGGCTCTTTTTCAATCAAAGAAGCAAATGCAATAGTTGAAGCGATGAAACTAACTAGAGACGAAGCGATCTCAATTTTTTTTGCTGATACTGTCGCATAAATGCGAAAAATCGACATTCAAAAGAAAGGAGTTTTGCGAATGAAAGAAAGCAAAATCAAACAGTTCTTTGAGCTGCGAAAGCAATTCAAAGATGACGATTGGGAAGTTCTTTGTCGGATTTCCAAAGAAGCGAAAGAAATGCGACAAAAGCTCGCTATCGAAAAAATCAATTATGATGACCGCTTTTGGGATGTGACTGAGGACTTGGCAGTTGATTACTTCAAAAAAACCACTAGCAAAAGCTAGCAGCTAAAAATTAATCGACAATCCCGCTCATGCGTTTACGCATTACATCGGGATCCATCAAAGAACTTGATGAACTTTCAGATATTCGGTTACTATTTGAAAATTCTTCCAGAACTTGTGCGAGAGCTTTTGAAAGATTTTCAGAGTTATCTATACCGTGTTCATCAAGGATTTGTTTAATGTCTTTGTTATCCAACTTAATCACCTCCCCTCTAGGGAGATTATAACATAAAAGAAAGATAGAAAGGAAAACAAATGAAACCAAAACGCTATCCGTATGTAGGCAACAAAAAAGAGCCTATCAATTTAATGATAGACCCCAAAGATTTTAGTCGGCTTGTCCGTGAAGCCATTCATGATACTTCTCAAGAAGTTCAATTGTAGTAATTGCAGAGATTAGACCACTAGCAGTTCCGATTTGGAGAGCGTCAGTATGGTCGATATGGTTGATAGCATTATTGGCTTTGTTTGCTATGTAATCCATATCTTCTTCTGTCAAAGACTTTCTAAAATCATCGAATGTTTTCATAATAATCACCTCCCTTCGAGATGATTATAGCACAAAAAAGCACCTCTGTGTGAGGCGCTTACAAAAAATTTTTTCAATTAAATTATATCACAGGAGAAAGGAAAAGTAAATGCAAGAAATAGCCTTATCTGACAATTTAGCGCAGATTGAGCTTGAAATCAATCACCACAAGCAACTTGCCGGTCAGTCAATTTGGGAAATCGGTAGACGGCTTAATCATGTTAAGGAGCATGACTTGGTTCATGGCGAGTTTAGAGACTGGCACGAAAGACTTGGTCTTGACAAGGATTTTGCTTATAAGTCAATGAAAATCGCTAAAGAATTACCAAATGTCGAAACGTTACGACATTTAGGAACAACAGCATTACATCTTATCGCAACCTTGCCAGAGGAAAACAGGCAAGAACAGATTGAACGGATTGAGCAAGGAGACAATCCAACAGTCAGAGAGCTGCAAGAAGTCAAGCGCCAACTCAACCTTGCACGAAGCGCAAACGACAGCTTGCGAGAGCAAAACGAGCGCCTGGCAGAACAAGCCTTAAAAGGTCTTGAAACAAAGACGATTGAAAAGGAAGTCGTCAAAGAAATCGAAGTCGCACCGGCAGACTATGACGCTACTAAGTCGCTCAATGCTACGCTTCTAGAGAAGAATAGCCAACTCAAGCGTGAATACGAGGACTTAAACGACCGAGCAGCGTTTATCGAAGAGCAATATAACAAGCTTGTCGAGGAACGCAAGGCGGTTGATGAAAAGTCCGCTAAGTATGACGAGCTGACGGAAGCTATCAAGCAGTCGCAAGGCCAATTAAACGAAGCACAAGCGAAAATAGGCAGCTATAAGAGCCTGCTATCATTTATCCGCAAGGGTAACGAAATGGTCGTAAATATGGGCGGTCTGGTCTATGTGGACGAACAGAGGATATTACACTCTGACAGTAAAGTCAGAAACGAATTTGAACAGTTGCAAAAAGCAATCAGCAGACTTGCCGATGACATGGGAAGTATGCTCAAGGAAACAGAAGTATTAGAGGGTGAAATCATATGACAAACGAAATCATTGGAAAAAGCGCAAGCAGCGAACAATCACTATCAGAAATCGGCGTAATGCGGAAAATGCTAGATAGCATTGAAAATCACGAACACCGCATTACCAATCTTGAAGACACCATGCGAGTGAACGCAGTACAGGAAAACATGCTGACAGAAGAAGTAAACAAGAAGATTGTTGGTTTCCTGCAAGGGAAGAAAGCCCCTGCCTATCGGGATAACCATATCCGAGGAAAGGCATACTCTGACATTAATCATGCGATCCGTAAACACTTTGGAGTTCGTCGCCGTGAAATTCCAGCAAAGAACTTCCATGACGCTGTATCATTCATTCGTCGCTGGTCTATCAGTCCAGAGCTGAAAGATGAAATTTTTAACGCAAATCAGCAAGTTTCGTTGTTCAACTAAGGAGTAGATATGTCACAGGATTACATACAGGCATTTGCTAACGACATCACAGATAGAGTGAGAAGCTCTCTGGTCGAGGTGTCGAAGTATTTTGATATAGAGGAAGCCTTGCCACTGGAATTGACACAGAAGCAACTAACAGAAATGCTAGGCTGTTCAACCAGTACACTTAGTCGTTTCCTGAAATTCAAAGACTTTCCCCAAATTGACCGTGGGAAAGGTACATCAGTTAGATACCCCAGGGACGCTGTCCGTGAGTGGTATAACTCGCACTGGCGAGAATTTAGTGAATAAAAAAATGTAATGTTCAAGAAAGGATGAAGAAAATGAGCAAAACTATAAAAATAAAAACAGCGAAACGATTAACGGCCGAAGCACGTAAGCAAATCGGTCGAATTGTAGCTTCTGAGACAATAAAAGTTGTCAACGGTTGGATCCGAGAAGAAGCGAATGCAGGAGGAACTGGTATCAAATTCACTCACAACGAAATCAGGAACACTGTAACTAAAAGAGTTAAAAAGCACTATTTTAATCCTGGCAGTATTATTGCAAAAACAATCACGCAGTACTGGCTAGCTGGCTTCTCAGGAGGCAAAAGAAATACTCCAGCAGGTATCTATTTTGAAATTTCGTGGGAAGAAGAAGTTTTAGATGCTAATCAGCAAGTGTCGCTGTTTAATTAGAGGAGATCAACATGGAACCAACATTAGGAAGTCAAATCATGGGAGTCGCAACGATTGCGACTATCGCATTCGTTGCCGGCTGGTACGGTAATCGCATGGACGCACGCAAACGTGCTAAAAAAGAGCGCTTGGAGCGCTTAGAAGCCGAGCTAGTGGCTCAGTACGAAGAAGATATGCGTCTGTATCACGAAGAACAACGACAAGCGGAAATGGACGCTTTGGCGATCGCCAGGAAAGCTATCACGCCAGCGTTTGAAAGGTAACTATGAAATGAAATCCATTTTGAGATATCCAGGGAGCAAGTGGAATCTTGCTGATAAAATTTCACAACTACTTCCTGAACACAAAACATATTTAGAACCTTATTTCGGAAGCGGTGCAGTGTTGTTTACTAAAAGTCCAAGCGCTATTGAGACAGTCAATGACCTAAATGATGATGTAGTCAATTTGTTTAGGGTGATACAACAGGAACCCGAAGCGCTGGCCGAAAAAATCTATCTGACTCCCTACAGCCGAAAGATTTATGATGAAGCTTGGAAAATTCGGCCAAAAATTGGAATTGACAAAGCTCTGAATTTCGTCATTCGCTCAGTTATGAGTCATGGCTTTCGAGTTATAGAGAAATCTGGTTGGAAAATGGATGTGAATGGCAGAGAAAGAGCTTATGCTGTTAAGCATTGGAATGATTTGCCAAAACTCATTCAAGAAATGACCTTGCGATTAAAACAGGTGCAAATCGAATGTCGGCCAGCTATTGAACTGATAGAGAAATACAGCCGGGAAGATGTCTGCATGTATGTAGACCCTCCCTACGTCCTCAGCACGAGGACGAGAAAACAGTACTCAGTTGAGATGGAAGATAAGGATCATGAAGAATTGTTGGACGTCCTAAACAACTCAGATGCAAAGATACTCTTGAGTGGATATGATAGCGATTTGTATAACAAACGGTTGACAAATTGGGAAAGAATCGAGTTTTCAGCTACTGCAGAGAAAGGGTTGCCAAGAACTGAAATTCTTTGGGTTAATTTCTCGCCAAAAAAGCAACTTGAATTATTTTGAAACGGACGAAAAGGAGAAAGTGATGGAATTGAAAGAATTAATCGAAAATGTGCAGCAATGGTCGAAAGACCGTGGATTGGATAAAGCTGACAATCGAAAGCAGCTATTGAAACTATGTGAAGAGTTCGGAGAACTTGTCCAAGGACACCTCAAAGGAAATATTGAGCAAGTCAAGGATAGCATCGGCGACATGCTAGTTGTGGAAATCATATACTGTCAGCAGAGTGAAATTGAGCTAGGAAGCTTGTATGTGGAGGAACCGACCTCTCCTCATGGCATGACTACCCTGTTATGTGATATTGCAATTTCAATCGGCGATCTATCCGGAAACTTTGGACCTCGAACCAACAAGAGGAATATCCAAGAAATCAACCGCTATTTGCAAATTATCAGCATTAGATACGGCACAACACTCGAAGTCTGCCTTGAATTGGCATGGAACGAAATCAAGGATCGTAAAGGGAAAATGGTTGATGGCGTGTTTGTGAAAGAAGAGGATTTGAAATGATACATAAGTTCAGAGCGTGGAATAAAGCTACAAAAGAAATGCATGAAGCGGATGATATTGTGTCTCTTAATTTCGAGAAAAAACAAATTTGTGTAAAGACACTCTTTTTTGGGCAATTAAGTTACTATGATTTCGATGACATCATTCTCATGCAATCAACAGGCCTCAAAGACAAGAATGGCAAGGAAAATTTTGAGGGAGATGTGGCTTACAATGGTTTTAGAAAAATAATCGTAAATTACGGAAAACAAGCCATAGAGGAAGAATTCGGGGCTATAAGGGAGTATGTTGGTTTTAATTTCACTCTAGCTTGTGGATATCCAGAAGCAATTCCTATGAATTATGAAATCATCGGCAACATCTACGAAAATCCAGAATTACTTAAATAAAAATCAAGGGAGAAAGAAAATGAAAAAATATGAGTTATTAATTGACGACACAATCGACGTTTTCGGTGTCACGCTATTTAGGATTAAAGCGTTAATTAGCTTTGGCAACGTTGCAAAAGGCGATCTAGGCGGATATGTAAAAAAAGAAGATAACCTATCTCACTCTGACGACGCTTGGGTCTATGGCAACGCTTGGGTCTATGGCAACGCTCGGGTCTCTGGCAACGCTCGGGTCTCTGACGACGCTCGGGTCTCTGACGACGCTTGGGTCTATGGCAACGCTCGGGTCTCTGACAACGCTCGGATCTCTGGCAACGCTCGGATCTCTGACGACGCTGATTACATGGTTTTTAAAAACCATTGGTCTAGCGGTAGATATTTCACTTATACGAGATCGAACAAAATGTGGAAAGTTGGGTGCTTTTATGGCAATGGTCAGGAGCTGATTAAAAAAGCTTACAAGGATAGCGAAATCAGCGGAAAAAATTATGAAGCATACGTAAAATTCGTAGAAAAATTAGAGGAGATCAACAATGAAAAACACAATTAAATTATCGGCAATCGCAATCGCAGCTATTAGCGGACTGCTTATTTCAAATCATGTACTGGCCAGCGAAGTCACAAAAGACGGTACAGAAATCACAGTCACAGAGCCGACAGTAGAAGTGCAGAAGAAAGGTGACAGCTTCTACGACAAGGTAGATGTGACTGTTAAGACAGACATCCCAGACGATGTAGAAATCAATCAGGGAGACACTCTGACAATGCCGCTTCCCAAAGAGCTGGAACTGGAAACTAACTACGAATTTCCAGTCACTAACAACGAGGGCGCAGAAGTCGGACAAGCCACTGCAAAAGCCAAGGAAAATACAGTGACAACTGTATTTAACGACTATTTCAAGGAACACCCCTTGAACAAGTCAATCAGTCTTAATCTGCAGACCAAAATCAACTCTGAAATCGTCCGTGAAGAGGGCAAGATGAACTTGAATTTCAGCGGCACCATCGTAGAAATGGAAAGCGGAAGCAAGGGCGACACTAACCCGAATGAGGAGCTTTACAAATGGGGTTATCAGGACAAGGAAGATCCTAACGTCGTTCATTGGGTCGCACGGGTCAACTACAGAAAAGCGACAATGAACCGTGTCAGCGTGTCTGATACTTGGGACAATGAAGCCCGTTATGTGCCAGGCAGTATGAAAATCAGCTATCTGCATTCTGCCAATCCGTGGACGTATGCATGGCCGGGCAATATGGATATGCTTAGCATGCGTGAGAATGGCTTTGACTACTATGTCGGCTTCTTAAACAATGTACTGGTCTTTGAGTATAGCACTCGCTATGCTACACAAGCGACTGTTCCAGTCAATACTATCAAGGTGACAGCTAATGACTATTGGATTGAGCATAAAGTTGATTACAAGTGGGTATCTGGCAGCGGTACGGCAGACGGCAAGAACCGTCCTAAACCAATCTGGGAAATTCCAAACGAAGCTCCGCAGGTTGATAAACCAGAAATCAACTTGAACGATGTCCCACTTTTGCCACCTGCTCCGATTTTGGACAAGCCGGAACTTGATTTGAATGACGTTCCATTGCTTCCACCAGCGCCAATTTTGGAACTGCCAGAGTTATTAATTCCAGATGAGCCTAAAAAGCCAGAATTACCGCCTAAAACGCTCGAAAAAGAGCCGCCCGCTCCAAGTGCCAAGAAAGAACCTAAAAACGCAGCAGAGAGCAAATTAGACGCCTCTGAGAACGAGTTGCCAAAGACTGGAGAGGTCAGCAACGTATTCCTGTCAATTCTCGGAGTATCTGCTTTAATCTGCATTGGAACTATCTGGGGGGATAAAAAGAAAAAATAAAGTTAGGAGGGAGAATATGGTCTATACATTGAACGACATTACTAATCACGAGGAGTTTTACAGGCTCCCTCGTGAACTAGTAAAGCATGATAAGTTCGGAGAGTTATCTTCAAACGCTAAAATTCTATATGCACTAATGCGAGACCGACTGACCTTATCAATCAAAAACAACTGGACTATTGGCATAGTTCCATACATACACTATTCAATAGACGAAACCAAATCAGATTTAAATGTTGCACGAGCGACAGCGGTTAAAGCTAAAAAAGAACTTTTAGAAATAGGTTTGATTGAAACAAGAAAAGTCTTTAATGGATCAGATGTTATTTTTGTAAATAAAATAACCGATATTTTAGAGAAGATGAAAAGTTCAAAAACTGAACCTACGGAAGTTCAAAAACTGAACTACGAAAGTTCAAAAACTGAACCTACGGAAGTTCAAAAACTGAACTCTAACCATACTTACTATAACCATACTAATTATAACCATACTGAAATAGAACCAAGTGGGTCTACGACGGTGGGGGGAAACACTTTATTTAGTAAGGCTAAAAAAGACAAGCCAGCTTCGCCCACCACCGCCACTCCGCTAG